TTGTGCTATATAATCCTGACTGCGCAACAGCACAGGCTGCCCGTTAATCTTCATTGAAACAGTTTTGCGCCAACGAGCAGGTTTATTTAAAACTGCTACGTTTGATGTAAGATTAGTTTCCACCACAATTAATTGTAAGAATGTCTTTAACTCAGCGGCAATTGAAGATTCTGCCAAAGCAATTAAGTTAGGAATTTGCGCAATGAAATCTGGATCATTACGCTCCATATATTGCTGGATGTTTAACACCAGCGAATCGTACGTCATTATTACGCTCATTTTAAGACCTCATATCCATACTTAGCTGCATTTCTGTAAACCCTATTAGTTAATGTGGAATATTTAATTCCAAGGTAGCTGGCTAAATCTTCAAAGCTGTTGTAAATAATATTTTGATATTTGACTTTAACTTTGCGACGTTCAGAAGCTAATTGTTTTTCTTTGTCAGATACTTTTCTTCCAATCATCCAAGGAGTTTCTTTTTTCTTGCCTTTTAACGGGCTTACGTAATTGTCTCCACGATACTGGGATGCTGGCGGTTTTGCACCGCCTTCAGCAATGTTCCAGCCAATTTGCTTAGTTGGCCTAATCTTTGATTCTAAATTGTAACAGTATGTTTCTTGACCAATTAAAACAACTTCTTTAATTAAATTGTCCCAGCCATATTTTTTAATAGCTGCTTTAAGGTGTTGATTATCTGAATATCTGCTATGCCTAAACCAGCGAGCTTGTGTATTTTTAGAGACACCAACATACCCCTGACTAAACATGTCAGTGTGGTTTTTATGACGAATCCAATACAAAGAAGCACTCATCTCGTATAATACGCGATGTTGGGTTGGAAATAGATTGGTGACTTATCGCGCTCTTCTTCACTAGCTTGTAAGAATGCTTTGTCAGCTTGACCTTCTAAGTATTGAATACGTGGCATATCTACACCTGGAAGTTGTAACGACATAGCGTGAGATAAACTCTTCTGAATTGAGTTTATCCAACGGTCGGGCACATAGATTTGATTTGTCAATGTACCAACGTCTTGCATTTGAACTTCAACAATTAGTTGGAACATTTGGTATGGGTTGTTTGGGACCGGCCAAAGATACATTGAGGGCTCAATAGTACGATCAAACCAATACTGTAGGGAACGAACAGATGGAAACTGTTTATTTGGAAGGTTCCAGTAATCATCGCGGTTTAAGCGGGCTAATGGAATAACTTGTTGGCTAGTGGAGAACACCACTTGGCGTACAGAATAGCTAGACGCTACAGTCTCACGCAGGCGCCAGTAAAGATGTGGCTCGGTGGTTGAAATATTGTAGTACTGCCATTCATAGTCAGACATTGTGATTGCTGGGAACTGTTCTTTTAAGAACCAGTTAACTCCATCATCACTGTATTCAAATGCTAAATTATAGGTTTGAGTTGTATTTGGAGCATAAGCATTCCAACCAACATAATATACGCTTTGTGATTGCTGATAAGTAGAACCAAAATAGTTTGCGTATCCCAGTGTAGAAGCTGGTGTAGATAATGTTGGACTTAAATCAAATGCTGCTGGGGATTCTGGATTGTCCGCGGGTAAATACTCAGAAGCCTGAATGTTCTGTACATACACCCAGTTAGCTTCACGAACGTCAATAACTGTTTTTGGAAGAACTAGCTGTTGTTGCTGGGTTAGAACACCGTATAGTTGGTTTTCTAAGAGCCAAAGGTTGACACCGCGGTTAGATAAGTTTTGTAAATTATAAAAAAGAGCCTGTTTGGCTGCTTCTACGTATTCGGGCGTGACCTCTTCTGCAGTTTTACCTGCATCACGGTACGCATAGGAAATTAGCTGGTCAACATTAATTGTGGTGTTGCCCGTGGTGTTTGAATACGCCATTTAGCGCCCTCGGCCAGCGGCCCTTTTAGTTATTTTTTGTGGAAGATTTGACTTAGCTTTTCCGGCTTTTACAAACTCTTTTCCAACTTTTTTAGGTATGCCTAGCGTAGATTTACCTGCAGCGGCTGCGTACATTGCTTTTTGTTGGTCTTTACTTACTACTGGCAAAATATTCTCCTTGTTTGTGGTGTTTGCTATTTACACCACCAAAAAGCTCTGAAAAAGCTCTATGGGTTAATTTGTGGCAGGTTTTGCATAAAGTTATTCCGTTTTCAACTGTTTCTCGTAGCTTTGGAAAAAGACTATACGGAGCTTTGTGATGTGCTTCTAGTAAGCCCCCATTTTTGAAACACTGTTTGCAGGTAAATTTATCTTTTGTAAATACTGCGTTGCGCCACTCATTTTTTTCTGGACGTGGCCTATTTTTCAACAAACTTCTGTCTTCAATCCATTTAAAATGTTTTTCGCGTTTATGGCCTTTTTTGGCATTTATTTCTGGGGTATTATTTTTATCCCAAAGTTTAGTCATATCTAATTTTTTGCCATTAAATTTTGCTCGGCAAACTTTACTACAAAACTTTTTTCTTTCTATATCTCGAGTGTTGTTAAGCTGTAAAGTCCTATTGCACTCTAAACAATACTTAACAACACGTTTAAACATATTAGCACTTACCTGCTTTGCCACCACGCTTTTGCATTGGGATTGCGCCAGCTGGACTTACACCACCCGGAGCTTGTGGCATTGGGTTTGGTACTGGTGGTTGTGCTGCTGTTGCAGTGGCTTGTTGTTGAGCCAATTGAGCTTGTTGTGTTGGGCTTAAATACTGAGCAATACGCTTCTTGCGCTCTTGGTCTTGTGCCATACCAGCCAAACCACCACCTAAAGCACCACCAATTAATGCACCGCTTGAACCACCAGTTTGCATCTTTTTAACATTACCACCACACTTGAATTTGCTCACAGTGCCTTCAGCTTTAGCTTTACGGCCTTTTACAGCGGCGCTAGGCGCATCTGGAGTTTTTCCAGATTCTTTGCTTTTAATATACGGGTCTTTATGGCCGGCTGGCTTGCTTTTTTCTTTAGCTACATCACTACCAGCAAACGCAGGTTTTGCGGCAGCTTTAGACGGGGCATCAGCTTTTTTATCGCCAGTTACTGGAGTCTTAACTAATCCACCAGTTTTCATCTTTACAATCTTTTTGAATCCGTCCATAATTTCCTCGAGGTTATTGGTTAAATGGGTGATCAGCCCTTATATCTACTAATGCAAAAAACAAGCTGTTTTCGCCCTAAATTGGGGTTAAAAACAGCTTTCTTTCTTTTTCACGGCGCGGTTTTAGCACTACTGGAGTCACCCAATTCATAAATGCGTTTGCAGCATTGTTATAGTCATTTTGATTGAGGTGTTTAACTACTTCAGACTGTTTAAAATGGTCTGCTCCTATATTGAAGCATAAGCTGTATAGGGCGTCGTATTGGTTCTGGTTAAGGTGTGCCCTTACAGAACTACTTACGGCCTCGTCACACCACTTTAAATCGCGTTTAAATAGCTCTTCTACATCGTGGTCTGTTAGGGTTAAGGTCTTTAGGAATTCTTCATCCGGTTTGATGAGATGACCCACCCCGATAGTCCAAAGTCCTTTTGAGTCTTTGTAGGCTTTGTTTCTTTTACCTTCAAAGTTTGTAATAAAGTTAAATGTTGATTCTGTAATGGCCATAATATCTGTTTCCATTGTTTGTACAAATTTGAAACTCTGTAGAATTATAATTAGCGTACATAACCATATTGCTATAAATAGCTTTGTATTCATGTATTCTCCTTTTTTACGCTATTATAGCGCAATTGAGGGTTACTTACTTAGCGAGTCGTATTGTTGGTAGCAGGCCGAGAGGCCGGTGCGGATGATGTCTGCTCTGGCAGCTTCCCTTGTAAGAAACTCTGCATCCTCGGCAGAAAGGGTTGCCCCAGTTCCACCTTGTCCATTTGCGGCGCCTTGGGTGCGACTGGGACGGCTGCGCAGCTGCACAAGAGCATCAGCGAGGCTGTTATTGATAGCAGCAATTTGAGCATCTTTTTCTTTCCTTATTTGGTCTGCGGCGGCTTGGTGTTCTTCTTGGAGCGTTTGGGTAAGGGCTTGTTGGCTCGCCTTGTAGCGATCGAATCGCGCAGCTTCCAAGCTAAAGCCAGTATAGCCAGCCAAAAATAAAAGTGCAGCAAAAAGTCCAATTTTGACATAGGTCAGTATTCCTAAAGGAAACATTATTGTGGCTCGGTGTCTTTTTTCATCATGGTCGACGCACCACCCGCTGCCGAAACAATTCCCAGAGCCTCCGCAAGTTCTCGAAGGCTGACCTGCGATGTGGACACCTCGAAAGCAGCCAGAGCAATAACAGCGAAGGTACCAAGTAGCCAAGTAAAGCGAGAGATATCATACGTCTGATTATCCTTACCAGTTAGTAGCTGCTTGATAAGTAATTTCATTTACGAAGGGCATCAAGTTTATCCTCGATACGGTGAACTGCTTTTAGCACCTCATCCCAGCGGCTTGCAAAGTCTTCTTTTTTGACGTAGTTGTCTGCTAGGTGGGTCCGGATG